GGTCGGGGAGCCGTGAAAAGGAAGTTTTAGTAAAGGCGGACTCCCCTAAACAAGGGGTATTAAACGGGTTCGATGTAGATTACACATCATTGCAGATAGGAAATAATGAGCCTTGCTGTGATAATGCGTACCTTGTAGAAGAGGGAGGGTGCGTAACGTGCAAATCTTGTGGTTGGAGTAAGTGCCACATAGCGTAAATTTACATTTATGTAGTATAATAGATAAGCGAAAGTAGGAGTTTAGTTATGACATTAGGAAATATTCTTAGAGAACGTGATGAGCAATACATTGCTAATAGAGATGAGGCGGGGACATGGAGAGTTCTCGATACGTGGAATGATTCCCTAAAAACAATTAATCCCGAAGATGATATTGATGATACAAATGACGCAGTAATGATTTTATCTGAAGGCGCTTTTATTTCATTGATGAAAGAAGCGGGACGTTTAGGAATTTTAGATAATGTAGCTGATTCCAGCGGACGATCTAGCGAAGAAATAGATCAAGTTCTAACGGGATATAGTGCGGCGCAAGAAAAACTAAGGAACTTAGAAATTAAAGTATCTGAACAAAATGATGAGTTGGCACAATTACGTGTACATAGTAATCGGTCACAAGATTACTTTATAAAAGAAAAAGCTATGGATGCGGTTATTAAACTAGCTGCTATGGATACCATAGCTTCTAGTAATCTAAATGAATTACCCAAGGATTAATTTATGAAACTATCCGAATATATGCCTGAAATGCCGGGTATGGCGCAGCAAATGCTAGACATGAATGAGGGTTTGAACTTCATTCAATTGATGAAACAACAGGGCGATACAGGCTCTGCTCCATCTATCGGTCTTGACCACATTGTTAATACATGGGTTCGCCATCAGATGGCATACAGGCAACAGCTTGTTCAAGATTTACAAACTATATCATTCTCTGTGGCGGAAATTAGAACTGCGTTAGGGCATATTACTGGTGAAGTGTTTAGGCGGGGAATGGAAATTCACCCCACCAAAAAAGGTGCTGATCGAGAGCAACTAGAAGTTTTTAACAAATTTATACTAGATGCAAATGTATTTGATCAAAGTTTAGAAGCGGTTCTACGTCAATTTCATAATGATATAAATACAGTTGATGACGGCTTTTTGTATCTGATGAAAGAATATTATGATGATGGAAATGTCATTCGGTCTAAGGTGAAAGAAATACGTAGATTAAATCCTGCGCTTGTTGAATTCGATCTTGATGCCGCAGGTCTCCCTAAGAATGCTCATTTCATATGTCCTCTAGATCGAAGCGATGTTGAAGAAGCGCCCGGAAAATCCAAGAAAGGTTATGATCGAGTTCCTGCAATGTATAAATATTACCACAGGAACCAGCATATTTATCTTAGGGATACTGAAATTATTCATGTTTCTAAATTCTCTCCATCTGAAACTTACGGGTGGTCACCTATCCTAACAGTATTTGAGAAATGTCTAACTCTTATTGGAATGGATAAAAACTTATATAGATATTTCTTTGAGCGTAAGATGCCAGCTTCTATGCTTATGGTTACTACTGACGATGCGGAAAGCTTACGTAAGGAACGAGAACACATTGCAGCGCAAACTAGAATAGACCCTAACTATATTCCTATGGTTGCGGTTTCTAGTCGGAACCAACGGGGTAGAGTAGACCTCGTAAGGTTATTCCATACGCTGCAAGAGATGGATTACCTTCCAGTCAAGGAAGAGATTCGTGAGCGTGTTGGTGCAGTATGGGGCGTAACTCCCGCATGGCAGGGCGCACCAGAAGCTTTCGGTGGGCTATCTACCCAGACACAACAGCTAGTAGTTATGAGTCGTGTAGTTGAATCTGACCAACGTTTATTTCACGAAAAGGTATTCCCTAAACTATTAAAAGCGTTTGGTATCACAGATTTCAACCTAATCTTACCAACACCTGAAGAAAAAGCGGAAGCCACTCGTATTAGTTTCGCACAGCAACGAGTTGGTATTGCGAGTCAATTTGCCCAACTTGGGTTTGAGGTCAAACTTAAAGAAGAAGATGTTGATATTACTGAAGCTGAATTTGTGGTTAAAGGCGATATGGCGCAAATGGTACAAATGCAAGCTCAGGGTCAGGCGTTGCAACTTCAACAACAAATGCAGCAGCAAGAACAGGCAGAGCAACAAGCAGCGGCGGGTGGCGCTCCGGAAGAGGGTGGAGAAGAAGGGGGCGCACCTGAGGGTGGCGAAGAGGGCGGTGGCGAAGAGGGGGCTATCCAAGCGATGGAAAAATCTATCCCATCTTCACAGCGTAAATTCAAGGGACGCACTGGTGGGCGCACCCCAGACTGGCATGATAAAGCTCCTAATGAAGAACGTGATATAGATGAGTGGGCAGATGAAAGAAACAAAAAAGCAGAGAATCGAGCTTGGGGATTAGAACTTAACAAAACATGGGTGCAATCTTTAAATGAACAGGGCTTTACCGCTCCTACTATTAGAGAAGTATCTCCAGACGGTTCGCAAATGTGGTTCATTGAGAAGGGTGTAGATTACGTAGCTGATTTATCTCCTAATGGATTAGGGGAAATAAAGAAAGCAACCTTTATAGTGCCCTTCCCGAATCAATCCCCAACTAATCCTACCGTTAGTTATGACCCTTCTGGTGGTAACCAACGTAATAAAGATGATGAAGATGAAGATGAGGACAATTAATGCCTATACGTAGGCAAGGCGATAAGTGGTATTGGGGAAGTAAAGGCCCCTTTGATTCTCGCAAGAAGGCAGAGGAAGTAGCGCAAGCCGCCCATGCTTCTGGACACATAGAAAAAGAAGACGGTGGAGGAGAGGGCTTTGCAGGAACTGTTTTTACCTCTACTAACTCTGGAGTCTTTACCCCAACATATGGTCAAGCAAGTGCGAAACGTCGCACAACTGTACAACGCAATAAAAGGAACCGGAAGAAGAAAACCGGAGTAGAAAAATTGGGGGCATGGCTTACAGATTTTTCCCCGGAGCGAAAAAGTCTATCAAAGGGAACCCCAACAGAATTTGCCATGAACTTACTTAGAGATGTATCTAAAGAATATTGGGGTACCGCCACTACTGCTAAAGTAAAAGATCGTAAACTTCGTAATAAAATAGATACAAAACTACCTGAAAATGAATCAGTGACTAATTATCGCCCAAAAATTTTAGACTGGAAGAAGAATGATTTTGATAATGCGGGAGCTTTACAGTATGAAAAAGCTGTAGATACTGAATCTTCTGAGGAAGAGGGGCAAATTACCAAAGAACAATCTGGATATAGACCCGCAACATCCTTTGAGGAAGGTAAAGATGTCAGATGTGGTTCCTGTATTTTCTTTGAAGATGACAATAAATGTCATGTGGTGTCTGGGTCGATAGAAGAAGATGGATGGTGTAGATTATTTAGTTCTGAAAATACACCCAAACCCGATGATGATGAACTTGTAGAAGGGGAAGATATCGAAAAGGCGAGAGACTTAGAAGATTACTTTTCTAACAAACATCCGATGCAGTCAGATAAACTTAAGCGACGGCTCATACGGGAAGCAGTATTCCCTAGAGAATGTGCGGGGTGTAAAGTTGAAGAGTGGAAAGGCTCTGTGATTCCGTTAGAGTTGAACCATAAAGACGGTGACCACGGGAATAATTCAAAAGATAACTTAGAGTTGTTATGCCCAAACTGTCACGCCCTCACACCTCACTATCGTGTAAAGAAACCCGGTGCGAAATCAGCGATAGATTTACATGGAGGTGCGCCGAAAGGAGACCCCCGTAGAGATAAATCGCTAGATAAAGAGTTGCGGAAATTTGAAGGTTACGATAACGAGGAAGAAGACCCAAAATTTACAGAAACAGAAGTAGACACGGAGGAATCTGATGTTGCAGCAAGGGAGCAAAAAGAATTTATGGATAAACTAAAAGGTATAACCGCTAAACATGTGGGCGACGATGAAGATGATTCAGATGAAAGGGCTAGCGCATTAGCAGCCGACGCAGAATTTGGCCCTGAAATCCGACTGAGTGATGACTTTGAGGAGGGTTCTCCTGTAAGAGAATTAATGAAAGCTGATGCTTCTTTTGATGAAATTGTTAGGGATATCTATAAAGAATAACGATTTAATCAGTATAATAAAAGCATGAGGAAAATATGAGGGAGTGAAGTTATGCCGGTAGCAAAATTTAGACCACAAGTATTATTGGGACTAGCAATTCTTGGTGCGATCACTATGATGGC